GCCTTTTGTATTATGTAATGATAAGATAACTCGACTAAAATTTTGTTTACCCAATTGTTGAATTTCTTCTTTAAGTTCTGGACAAGACCCATAATAATTTTTCCAATCAGATTCAGATTTTACTTTCCGTTTTTTACCTTTTGGGGTTCTAAACTTCCAGAAATATTTACGGCCGATGTATTGTCTGCCGTTTGTATTATTTGTAATACAGTAGACGAAACCGAAGAAATCATCAATATCGTCAGAAGTGAAATTTGTATTTTGATATAACCAGGGGTTTTCATAATCAATACTCATACTCATCAAGGATATCCAATGCATTATTTAGGGCAAGTTGAGCTGCCCATCTTTCCTTGTCATTCCATTCTGGATACCACGATTTATTGTGGATGCCTTCTTTAATCTTAAGAAGGCGAGATGTCATAAAGATCTTTGTCAGACGACCATTCATACAGATATCATATTAGATACCAGTATTTAACTAAAAATTATAATTTGAAACCACTAAATGTGTTCTTTTTAACATCTTGTTTGATCCCACCAACCACATATGACTCTACTTCTGTCTCTTGTGGTGCTACTTGTAAACCCTTAGAACTGATCCAATGTTGAGTCCATGGTAGAGGATTGTTTCTTAAAGGAATGTCATATAGAGGTGTAAGACCTATAGATTTCATCCTACGGTTAGCAATCCATTCAACATATTGATGTAATAATTTGTCATTTAGACCAATCATACTACCATCCATAAACAAATACTCTGCCCATTCCTTCTCTTCTTGAACAGCATTTCTAAACATCTCAATAATGTTCTCCTCTTCCTCCTTCATAATCTCAACCATCTCAGGATCATCCCCTTCTTTCCACTTGTTTAAGATTTGTTGAGTAAGAACGAGGTGTTGATTTTCGTCTCTGGCGATAAGGGAAATGATTTTTGCAGACCCTTCCATAAGCTTGAGTTCGCCAAAAGCAAAACTACAAGCAAAAGATACATAAAAACGGATACCCTCAAGAATGTTAACATTGGCAACTGCACGATAAAGTTTTCTTTTTAATTCTCTTCTAGTGGATCTAGATGTCTCAGAATCCCTAAAATTATTCTTCCACATATTACCAGTTCCCCACTCTTGAGCATAATTGATGAAATCATCATACGCTTCTGTCACACTTTTGGCACGAGCAAGGATCTTTTTGTCATCTAAGATGGTATCAAACACCTCTGCAGGGTCTGAATATACATTTTTGATGATATATGTGTAGGATCTACTATGGATCATCTCCATAAACTCCCAGACTTTCATAGCACCCTCTAGTTCTGGCAGTGCACAATAAGGTGCGAATGCCATACCAGGCCCACGACCTTGAACAGAGTCAAGGAGAACCTGATACTTTAAGTTACTTGTAAAAATATGTTTTTGTTCTGGTCGTAGAGACTGATAATCTCCACGATCTTTTTGTAATGATACTTCCTCTGGTCTCCAGAAATATCCTAGCATTTGAGTTGTAAGTTTCTCAAAAACTGGATACTTATAGGAGTCATATCTCTGTATTCCTAGTGGTTGACCAAAAAACATAGGTTGTTTCTTGGTATCTACATGCTCGTCATTGAACACTGTCATACTATCTACCCTAGATTGCACAACTGTCACAACAATCCTCCTCTGCTGAACTTAGATCTTTAAGTAAATCATTCAATTCTGGTTTCACTTTTGTTTCAACCTCTTCAATTTCGTCACTCTTCATATCGTGAGTATTCTGATAATATGATGTCTTCCAACCATACTTATATGTAGTTAGAAGGTCATTTGCCATAACGGATACAGGCACTTCGTTGTCTTCATAGTTTTCTGGATTGTAACTCCAGTTACCACTGATTGCTTGATCAAAGAATTTCTGCATTACTGCAACGACTTTAATATATCCATCATTACTTTGCATATCCCAAAGTAAAGTATAAGCATTTTTCAAACTTGCATAAGACGGAACCACTTGCTTAAGAGGCCCTTTCTTTGATTTTTTAATGGACAAGTAATCTCTAGGAGGTTCGATTCCATTTGTTGCGTTAGACACAACGGAGCTGCTCTCCGAAGGCATCTGTGCGGACAATGTTGAGTGCCTAAGACCGTGTTCCAAGATAGACTTTCTAAGAGATTCCCAATCATGCTGATACTTTGGTTCGCTTATTTCATCGACATCTTTTTTATAAGTGTCGATTGGTAATATACCGTCTGAATATTTAGTTCTTCCAAAATTCTCACACCAACCCTTCTCTTTTGCTATCTGATTAGATGCTTTCAACAGATAATATTGGAATGATTCTGACAAACCATGAACCGCATCCCATGCCTCCTGAGAATCATAATTATAACCTAACTTAGCAAGATAGTGTGCAAGACCTATGAAACCTACTCCAAGCGATCTTCGTGCCTTTGTGGCCATCTCTGCTGCTTTAACTGGGTATTGTTGATAATCAATTAATTCTTCCAATCCACGCACTGCAAGGTCACATAACTCTTCTAACTCTGCATCGTTTCTTATCTTACCCACATTGACCGCACTGAGAATACATAATGCAATCTCCCCTAGATGATCATCTATGTGTTGGATAGGATATGTTGGTAGAGTTATCTCCTGACAAAGATTACTCATCTCTATCTTATCTTTGAATGATGAGTGAGTGTTGCAATGATCTAGGTTCATCAAATAGATACGACCTGTCTCTGCTCTCTCCTTCAACAACTCAAGGATAAGTTCCTGTGCACCTACAACTGTCTTTGGAATAGATTCATCTTTTTCATACTGCTCATAGAGTGCATCAAACCTATCAGTTCCAAATGCTGCAAAAAGATTAGGAACATTATGTGGACTGAATAGTGTTATGTCACCATCATCAATAAATCTCTGGTAAAATAATGCACTCAATTGAATACTATAGTCTAATTTACGAACTCTATTATCTTCTGTTCCTTTATTATTCTTAAGAACAAGTATATCTCTTATTTCTTGATGCCAGATTGGGAAGTGGACAGTCGCTGATCCACCTCTAATGCCGTTCTGAGTGCAACATCTGACAGTAGCTTCAAACTTTTTGAGGAAAGGTACAACACCTGTGTGTTGTACTTCTCCACCACGGATTTTACTGTTGATACCCCTAATCCTACCTGCGTTGATACCGATTCCCGCCCTTTGTGCAACGTATTTGCCGATAGCCATATCAGAACTAAAGATGCTATCGAGGGTGTCATCAATATCAACAAGAACACAGCTAGCAAATTGTCGAATTGGAGTTCGCACTCCTCCCATGATAGGTGTGGGAATGTTGATTTTGTGTCTGCTGATTGCTTCGTAGTACCTTTTGACATAATCCATCCTTGTTGCTTTTGGATACTCTGCAAATATTGTCAGAGCAATCATAATATACATGAACTGTGGGGTTTCATACACACCACCACCGCTTCGGTCTTGTACAAGATATTTATCTACTACCTGCCTCAGGCCTGCATATGTGAACAGGAAATCACGACCATGATCTATGAATCCATCTGCCTTTCTTATCTCTTCTAACGAATATTTACTGTAAATATCGGCATCATACACCTCTTGAGTCACACAAGAAACGATATGTTCCTCCAAAGTAGGCAGTTCTCTGAGTCTACCATAGAGACTTTTTCTCACAGAGAACAGTAAAAGTCGTGATGCAACGTATTGATAGTTAGGATTATCTAATGTAATCAAGTCACTAGCAGATCTGATAAGGATCTCCTGTATCTCTGCAGTGGTTATACCATCATAGAACTGTATTCCTGATTGTATCTCTACCTGACTCGCAGAGACCCCTGCAAGACCCTCACATGCCTCTTCACACATATTATGGATCTTTTCTAGGTTAAGTGGTTCAATAGAACCATCTCTTTTCTTAACGTTAGTACCGTTACTCATATTCGTTTCCAAGTGTTAAACTTTAGTTTTGCTTCTAATCCTACATAAGTATTTGATTTTATCACTGTCTGAACGTCGTGCCCAGACAGTACCATATCATTAAGGTCTTTCTCAGGTATGTTATTTGGCCAAATCACTACCTGTTCACCTCCATCAATGGTCTTTGAGATTCTGTTGACGATTTCTCTGTTACGAGGTTCGTTATCAAAAACCCAAATATAATTGCTCCAACCAAACGGCCGAATATCAAGATCAGACCCAACCATCGCAACGGAATTATCCAAGAAGTGGGAATCAAACGGGCCTTCGACAATGTAAATCGGTTCTTTTTCATTGATTTTATCTATTCCATAGACCTTTGGAGCATTTTCCTCAAGCATGATAGTAATATATTTAACCGAGTTAGGGCCTAGGGCTCTACCTTGGAAACCAATAAGTTGGTTTTCATATATTAAGGGTATAATAATCCTAGGCTCATCATACTCTATGCTGTCAAATTTTTCAACTAAGGTATTTACCCACGCTTTAAACTTGTTAGTATAGTAAAACTGAGTGGGATCTAAACCTCTCTTTTCAAGATATAACTTTGCAGCAGAAATCTCCGATGCTCTTGGTAGATCCATCTTTGGAGAGAACTTTGGTGCTTGAAAATTAAATTTTGGATCCTCTACTACTGTTCCTCTGCCAGTTTTATTATTTTTAAATCTCTCAAACACATATTGTTTATGCATTGTGACATCTATTTTTTTCAGAAAACTACTAAAAGTCATAGAAGCACCACAATTATGGCATCTGAAATTAACATCTGCCTTAATTGTATACAAATATCCCCTTGTTTTGCTTTTATTCTTCTTAGAATCACCACAAATAGGGCATCTGAAATTGTATAAATTTGGTTTTACTCTCTTAAACTTCTGTAATCTTGAAGATACTAGATTAATATATTTTGAATCAACGAGATCCATTCACAAGAAATTACTGTGAATCTATTATACTTGTTTGTGATGCTGGTGTCAATATACCTCCAACAACTCTCTGACCTATTGGTGAAACCACGAAACTTATAATGGAAATTGCACCCGCAATAGTCCACATCTTCTTCTCCATAGTGCGAAGACGGTTATCTACAAGGCGAATATCTCTCTCACATCCTGCTTTAATTTCCGAACTCTGACGGTTGACCTCTCTATGAACCGATTCAATCTTTTCAAATAATACTGCATCTATTCTATCTTGCTTATCCAACTTCTCATCATGGACAGCAAGCATTTGACCCATCTTTACAGAATTATCCTGCAGGGTCTCTATTACTCTTTCTAGTCTATCTATTATCTGTTCGTTAACTCTTGCCATCATCTTTCTTCCAATTCTTTCTTACTCCTCTCTGATAGATATACCTTTTCCTAGGTTTTATTACGGGATCGAACCCTGCTGTAGGGCCTTTTGCATCTGAAGAACCACTAAAACCACCGCCAGTGCCAGCAGCATTAGCGACCATCATCTCTTTTATAAGACTAATTACCTTTTTTAGCGGTTTGGTTGTCATGATAGATTCGATTAAGTTCTTTTAAACAATCAATATCAACTATGATATCGTGGATGCGTGTCTTTGGATACTCTGGGAATCTATTAAGAAACATAACAAATGCTTTCATACAAGGCCATAAGTCCTCATCTATCTTAAAGAACAACATAGGTGTTGTTGCTTCACCAAAAATATTATAAAGTACAATAAAATGGTTTAATAGTAAATGCGATTTTAGAACCCCAGTATTTTTATACCGTTTCAGTAACCTCTTGATGTATTTGAAATGATTTAGATCTTTATCAAAATCATCTTTAGTTACTGCTTGTGGGTTTTCATAATTTTTAATCGCGAATAGGATGAAATTATCATCATTCAATTCATCAAATCTCATATTATGTCATAGATTAATTTGCCAATTCGATATTTGGATAAGATGGTGTGTTACCTGTAGTTATACCTGACATAGCAACAAGAATTTCTTTCTTAACTCTTAAGCTTCCACCACTGTCAACATATGTCTGAACACCAACCCAACCAACACCTGTCTCGTATACAGTGCCAAGTGCATCTGCAGCACCTGCTGACGCTACTCCATATGCGTGTGATGAATAATCAGAATTCCTTTCGCTATAAACGCTATCACCTTCTAAAAATGTAGGTTTTTGTGATATTTGGAATGATGTTCCTGCAATCGCTGCACCACTTAATCCAGCAGTAGAACCGATTGTTAATGACGTTGTGCTTGCTATGCTGGCAATAACAGCATCTCCGAAGTATGTACCACCTTTGGTCTTAACACCAAAACTTATCACATCTC